GTCAGCGATGCAACTCCGGCCCTACCAGGTCCGGTGGATCGAAGACGACTCGCGCTTCAAGATCGCGGTCAAATCCGCGCGTATCGGCTTTTCGTTCGGCACGGCCCTTGAAGTTGTTCTGGATTGCCTGAAGACGCAGAAGGCGACCTGGACAATCCTCAGCGCGTCGAAGGCGCAGTCGGTCGAGTTCGTCGAGGCATGCAAGTCGATCCTGCAGCTCATGGGCGAGGTCGCGGAGCTCTTCGAGGATGAGGTCTTCGTTGACGTGCTCAGCGGCGTCGAGGATTACCAGATGCGCATCGCCTTCCCCAACGGCGCGCGCATCATCGCTCTTCCCGCAAACCCGCGCACGGCTCGCGGCTATCCCGGCAACGCGGTCCTGGATGAGTTTGCGCATCACGAGAAGAGCTACCAGATATGGGCCGCGGTAATTCGCCAGACAGCGCTCGGGCACAAGCTGCGCGTGCTCTCTACGCCGAATGGCGAGCAGGGCAAGTTCTTTGACCTCGCGCGGGAGCTCGGTCTCATTGACGGTATAGCTCCGCCGCAGAACCCGGTGAAGCGTGGACCGTGGAGTGGGCACTGGATCGACGTGTATATCGCTGTGGCCGAAGGCTGCCCGATCAATATCGACGAAATGAAGCTCGGCGTCGGCGACCAGGACACATGGGACCAGGAGTTCTGCTGCAAGTTCCTGAAGGCCACAGGCGCATGGCTTCCATTGGAGTTGATCGCAAAGGTGGAAGACGAGGGCGCGACTATCGAGCTGCCCGACCCGTTTCACCAGGTGGGCAGAATGGTCGGTGCCGGCATCGACGTCGCGCGCGATCATGATGCGACCTGCTTCTGGATGGATGAGCTGATCGGCGACGTCGCCTGGACACGGCACGTCCTGTGGCTGCACGCGATGTCTTTCCCTGAGCAGTTTCGCAGATTGAAGCCGCTGGTTGCGCTATGCGACCGCGCGGCGATTGACGCGACGGGCATGGGTATCGCGCTGTATGACATGCTCGCCGAAGAGTTCCCTGGGCGAATCATTGGCGTCAACTTCGCCGGTTCGGCTCCGCGCGGCAACGCGCCGAGCGTGGTCTCAGTGAAGGATGAGGCTGGCGCGAGCATCCGCATGAAGGTCCAACTCGCGATGCGCATCAAAAAGAACTTCGAAGAGGCGAAGAGCCGCATCCCGGCCTCGCAGCAGATTCGCAATGAGTTCGCTTCGATCAAGAAGGAAAACACTGGCGGAGGTGTTCGCTTCGACGCCCCGCGCATTGAAGTCGACTCTGCCGTCGCAGGCGGCTCGAAGAAGAAGCGGTATGCGCATGCGGATGCGTTCTGGGCGAAGGCGCTGGCGCTCTACACGTTTGACACAAAGCCGATCACGCTCGGCATGAGCGACAGTCCCGTGCCGTCGAGCTACTCACAACTTGGAGGCTATTGCTGATGGCAGATGAATCGCAGGCTCCGCCGCTTCCGCCGACAGGCACCATCGTCACCGAAGCCGCACTCTACAACGCGCAGATCACTCTCTGGCGCAACACGATGGCCTATGGCGGACAGAAGAACCCCACGGCCATCTGGTCTTCGATGTTGCGCGATGATGGTCTCGCAATTCCGTACTACCGCGAGATCGAAGAGAAGGATACGGACGTCGCCAACGCGCTCGATTCGCTGCGCGATGCGGTGCTGAAGCGCGAGAACTGGGTGCAGCCGGCCGACGACAGCGGCCTGGCGCAGGACGTCGCGAACTTTGTCCAGGCTCAGCTCGACGGGCTGCCGGATTTCCATTCGGTGCTGAGCAACCTGCTCGACGCGCCAGGCTATGGCTTCGCGCTGGGCGAGATGATCTTCGATGTGAGCATGGGCCAGGCGGCGCTGCTCGACATTCAGGATTGTCCGCAAGAGCTGTTCCTCTTCGGCAATCGCTTCCAGCCGCAGATTGGACCGCTTCAATTCCTCACGCAAGTGCAGGCTTCCGAAGGCGCGCCGGTTCCTGAAGAGAAGTTCCTGATCTTCAGCTATCGCATGCGCAGCCGCAATCGCATGGGCCGGCCGCTGATCCGCCAGGTCTTCTGGAGCTCGTGGTTCAAGCGCAATATGCAGCGGCTATGGGTGCGTTACGCGGAAAAGGGGCCGGGCACAGCGGCAGTGCGCTACAACGATGGCGCAAGCCTGGAGGAGCAGCAGCAGGCGGCCGAGCTCGCGTACAAGCTCATCGACCAGGTCGCGGTCGGCATCCCGGCGAACTTCAACTTCGAGGCGGAGCTGCTGAAGGGCGCGCGCCCGATCAATGTGGACGTGTACGAGCACTTCTATGAGGCGGTGCAGCTGGACATCGTGCGCCGGATACTGGGCGAGACGCTGACGAGCTTCGGGGCGGAGAAGGGCCGGGGCACACAGGCGCTGGGTGCGCAACATGCCGAATCGCTCGATGATCGCAGCGTGCAGCTGGCGAAGGCGCTGGCCGGCATCGTCAATCGCCAGATGGTGAGGCCGCTGGTGCTGTGGAACTTCGGACCGGACGCGCCGATGCCTTCCTGGACGTTCGACATCGAGGAAGAGAAGGACCTCACCGAGCGGCTCGCGATCGACAAGGGGCTGCAGACGATGGGCGTGCCCATCCCGCTCAGCTATGCGATCGAGACGTATGGCATCCCGGCCGTCGACGGCGACGAGCCGGTACTGCAGCCGAGCGCGGCCGCTGGCGCCTTCACACTGCCGACGATCACACCGAGCTTCAGCGAAAGCGCCGCGCGCGAGACGGGCGAGGCGCAGCTCGATCAGTTCGACGAGCTGACAGAGCAGCTGAAGACGGCCGCGGAATCGCTGATGCAAGACCGCGTGCGCGAGGTGGCGGATGCGCTCGGATCGGCGGCTAGCCGGTGAGAGTCGCGAGAGTCGTCAGTCCTGAAATGAGGGAGCATCTCCGCGTATTACAGATTCGCCGGCGTGAGCGCAATCGCGGCGAGGCTGGGATTGGCGAGACGGGCGAGTTCAAGATCGGCGATCGTATTCGTGAACTGCGCGAGGAACGCGGACTCTCTCAAGGCGACGTCGAGCAGCGAACGGGACTCCTTCGATGCTATTTGTCGCGCGTCGAATGCGGTCATGGATCTAATCCAGGGGTCGACGTCCTTGTCAGGCTCGCGGATGCGTTCGAGATCTCACTCGGCGATTTCTTCCCGCGAAATTTCGTATCGAAGGACGATGCCGCATTCCTCAAAGAGGTCGGCACGTACACGCTCACATCGGCTGAGCAAAAGAGGCTCGTGTTGATGTTGCGGAACTGGACACGATGATCGCGCGTGTTGCACATGACGTAGCCACGAAGCATCGCCTGGGCGAGCTGCTGGCGAAGCACCTGGCTGCAGCGAATCTGCTCGGCCGCACGCAGATTGTCGAAGAGGTGCGAAAGAAGACAGGCAAGCGCGTTCCCCTGGCAACGAGCTCGCGCCTGCATGTGCGCTTCGACGACGACGATCGGGACCTCCAAGATCCCGCGAGCGTTGGCTTCAGCCTATCTCTGCCGGCAGGCGGCGCGGTGGATTACCTGCGATCGCTTACGCCGGTGACAAGGGACACCTATGACGGCCTGAGCGCGCAGTACAAGAAGGACGCATTCACCATCGCCGGCACGAGCGACGTGCGGCTGATTCAGCGCGTGCGCGATGCGCTGGCCGACGTTCTGCAGAAGGGTGGCACGAAGCAGGACTTCGAAGCCGCGGTGAAGAAGATTGCCAGCGATGAAGGCGTGCAGCAGATCAATGCGTTCACCCTGGACACGGTCTTCACGACGAATATGCAGAAGGCATATTCGCTCGGCCGCTATGAACAGCAGATGGAGCCGGCCACGCTTAGCGCACTGCCCTATGGCCAGTACATGACAATGGGCGATGACAAGGTGCGGCCGGAGCACGCGGTGCTGGACGGATTCACGGCGCGCATGGAGGATCCAGTGTGGCGGAAGATTTATCCTCCCAACGGATTCAACTGCCGCTGCATTCGCGTGGCGCTCCTGGCTGACGAGATCCCGGACGATTCGGATGCCGACGAACCGGGGATGTCGCGGCTGCCGTTGCTGGCGATGCTGAAGGTACCGCAACCGGGCTTTACGAAGCCCTGGGGCGGCATATAGCACGAAATCTAACGCCGCGAATCGTTCCTTTCGCAGTTTCGCATCGTGCGGGCAACCCATCGCTCTAGTCTTCAGGCTGACATGAGTACAGCCCTTGAGACGCAACCGATAGAGATCTTCCGCGCCGGCAACTACGGTGCGAAGGGTAACTACACGGTTGCGGATCTGGACCGCATCATCGCCAGCTACGATCCCGCCGTACATGAAGCGCCGGCCGTCATCGGACATCCGGAGACGAACGGCCCGGCGTGGGGATGGGCGAAGAAGCTGTCGCGCAATGGTGAAATATTGCTCGCGCAATTTGGCGAAGTCGATCCGACATTTGCGGGGATGGTCGAAGCCGGCCGCTTCAAGAAGCGCTCGGCATCGTTCTATCGCGAGCCGGGCACGGGGAAGGTTACCGGGTTGCGGCACGTTGGCTTCCTGGGCGCGAAGCCACCGGACATCAAGGGCCTCAAAGACGTGCAATTTGACGATGCAGGACGCGAGGTGGCTGAGGTCACCTTCGAGGAGAGTGATATGGCAGAACAGAACAAGCAGCTGGAAGATTCGCTCTTCGAGCGTCTGAAGGCATTGTTTACGCCGAAGTCCGAGCCGGCCGCTGCGACCGTGGGCTTTAGCGAAGAGCAGCTTCAGGCTGCGGTCAACAAGGCGATCGAGCCCTTCAAGAAGGATATCGAGAAGCAGAAGGCTGACTTCGCCGATAGCCAGAAGACGCAGGAGACTGCGGCCTCGAAGAGCCGTGCGGCGGATGCGATCGCGAAGTTGAAGCGCGAAGGTAAATATCTCCCCGCGTTCGACAAGATGGGGCTGTCGGTCGTGTTCGACGAGCTGGCGACGCGCACTGAGACTGTGGAGTTTGGCGAAGGCGACACGAAGCAGAAGAAGTCCCCGCTCGAATTCTTCGTTGAGTTCATGGAGAAGCTTCCCAAGTTCGTGCCCGCCGGCCATGTGTATGACGGCCAGCAGTCGAGCGCAAAGACGGGCGCTGTTGCGAACTTCAACGAGGGACGGTCGAAGGCTGATCCGAACTCGGTGGCGCTCGACAGCAAGGTCCGCGAGCGCATGAGCTCCAAGAGCATCAGCTATGGCGACGCGCTCTCGCAGGTCACGCGTGAGCATCCGGAGCTGACAAAGCCCGGCGGCGCATCCGGCGGCGAAGTCTAGGAACGATGCGGCCCCGCGCGATCGCGGCGCGGGCCAGGTCAGCGGAACAGCGGAGGGCCGTGAGACTCGGCCCACACTTCAAAGCTTCACCAGGAGAAGACGATGGCAAATGTCGAAACCACGGGCGTAATCGGAAATGCCCACAGGCGCACCTACCAGGCGACGGCTCCGATCAACCGTGGTCTCGCCGTCATCCAGGGCGCGTCGGACTCGCTTGTCGCCGTCTCGGGCGCGAATGGCTCGGCGATCGGCATCGTCGAAGAGAACGTGCTGAATGCCGGCGACGCGGCGTCGATCGTGCTACAGGGCGAGGCAGTCGCTGTGATCGGCGCGGCTGTCACGGCCGGCCAGCGGCTCATCGCCAACGGAACCGGCGAGCTGATTCCCACCTCGGCGGCTGGCGACAACATCGTCGGCATCGCGCTCTCTTCCAACCCCAACGCGGGCGACTACATCGTCGTTCTCGTGGGTGCGGGCTCCATCCGCTAAGCAGGGTTTTGTAGTCAACTCATCCGCTGCGGCGGAGGTCAGGCAGGTTCTCACAGATGGGCAGCTTCGCTCCAAATCTTCCAGTCGGGACGCTCAATGTGGCGCTCTCGAACTACGCCAAAGAGTTCCGCAACAATGCGCTGGTCGGCGATCTGATCGCTCCTCGCGTTCCGGTTGCGCGTCAGAGCTTCCAGTATGTCGTGTTCGACCGCAGCAACCAGCGGCTCGACCGGCAGACGTTGCGCGCCGCTGGCGACATCCCGCAGTCCGATCGCATGACCTATTCCGTCGCGCCGTATTTCGCCAAGTCGCGCGCCTTGCGCGCCGTGGTGCCGTACGAGCAGGAGCAGTATGCGCTCGGCCTGGGCTTCAGCGAGAAGCAGGCTGCGACACGCCGGCTCATCGACAAGCTGAACCTCGACCGCGAGAACACGATTGCGCAGCTCGTCACCAACACCGCCAACGTGACCAACAACACGACGCTCTCCGGGACGTCGATGTGGGACAACTACGGGGGCGCCTCGCATCCGATTCCGGTTGTCCAGGCCGCGAAGGACCTCATCAAGCAGTCGGGCGTTCAGGCGAATACCCTGATCCTCTCGACGCCGGTGGTCACGGCGCTTCTCAACCACCCGGACATCCTCGACCGCTTCAAGTACACCAACCCGACCGGGAATATCAGCCTCTCGCAGCTCACCTCTGTCCTCGGCGTCAACTGCATCGAGGCTGCGGCTATCGCGCTCGACAAGGGCAACAACGCCAGCCTGGTGTGGGGCGAGTCCGCGCTGCTCTGCTACGTGCAGCCGGCGTCCAGCGAGCAGGACCTTTCGGCCCTCAAGACGTTCGACTGGACCGCGGCTCCA